CTCGAAGCGGAGACGGAGCTACTCGCGCTCGAACAGACGCGGCTCGAAACGCTCCGTCAACTCGCCGCCGCAATGCTCGCCGCGGCCGAGGCTACCGGAGACCCGGAGAAGATCGCTCAGGCTCAACAGTTCGCCGACTCGATCGACGAGATCGCCTACAATGTCGAGGCCGCTCAGAACGTGTTCGCTACGCTTGGCTCGACGGCGATCGACTCCGCGACGAGCTCGCTCGCGGAGTTCTTCGACACCGGGATCGACAAGTCGACCACCTTCAAGAGCGCGTTCTCTCAGCTGGCTACCGCGATCATCGGAGACCTCAAGCGGATCGTCGCTCAGATGCTCGCGTCGCAGATTATGAAGTCGTTCACGGGGCTTTTCTCCGGAGGAGGTCAGGTCGGCGCCGACTTCATAGGACCGATGCCGGCGGCGGGAGGAGGGCTGATCCGGGGACCGGGGACCGGGACGTCGGACTCGATCCTCGCGGCCGTCTCGAACGATGAGTACATCACGCGCGCGTGGGCCGTCCGTCAGCCGGGCGTCCTCGAACACCTACGAGCGATCAACAAGTACGGCTCGCGAGCGCTCGCGGCTCCCGAGATCGCGTCGCTCCCGAGGGCGCGCTTCGCCGAGGGAGGGCTCGTCGAGGGAGGAGGAGGAGAAGCGACCGTCGGAGGGAAGGTCACGCTCGGGCTCGATCGAGGGCTCGTCCTGGAGGAGATCCGGACGCCGCGAGGTCAGAGGGTGCTGATCGAGACCGTCTCAGAAAACCGTCGAGCGATCCGCTCGGCGTTGGGGATCTAATCATGTTCACGACCGGGACCGCGACCGACTACAACGATCTGTTCGACAAGCTCTGCGACTACGTCTCGCTCAAAGGCTCGGCGTTCGGGCTGGAGTACTCCGGGACGGGGACCGGGACGCTCGGCTCCTACTCCGGCGGCGCCGACTCCGTCGCGGAGACCTTCACGATCACGGCGACGGGCGCGACGACGTTCACCGTCGTCGGGAGTGTGACCGGCTCGCTCCCGAACGCGACCGTCGGGACTCCCTACGCCGAGGGCGAGATCGAGTTCACGATCACGGCCGGCGGGACGGCGTTCGTCTCCGGGGATCAGTTCACGATCTCGACGGCGCCGAAGTGGACGATCCTCAGAAAGACCCGCGGCGCGATCGTCCTGGCTGACTCCGGGAACACCGGCGCGACCGGTGCTCAGAATCTGACCGACGGGAAGATCGCCGTCGACAACAATCGGCGCTTTCAGGCGAGCTCGGTCAGCTGGCCGTTTGACATCGAGTTTACGTTTCAGGAGGCCGAGACGATCGCGGACTACCAGATCTGCGCTCTGCAATCGACGGCGCTCTCGTATCTCCCGAAGACCTGGACCTTCGACTATTGGACCGGGTCGGCGTGGTCGACGCTCGACTCCGCGACCGACGAGACCGGCTGGATCGAGGGCGAGGTCCGGACGTTCACCGTGGGCTCTCCCGTCGCGGCGACGAAATACCGGCTGCATATCACGGTCGGGAACGTGTCCTCGTATCTCTCGATCGGCGCCGTCCGGCTTCGGAGGAGCGACACGGTCGACGCCGCTTTCGGGGAGGCGATCTTCGAGGCGCCGGGCAACGACGGCGACTCCGAGATCCTCGTCGGCTTGCATCCCTTCGAGCGTCAGGATGGCGACTACTTCGATTGGGAGATCGCCGCCTTCGACGCCTACCTCGCGACGTCGCTGTTTCGTCAACAAGCCGGCTATCACGGGAATCTCTACCTTCCGCTTTGGGACTCCTCGATCCCTTACTGGTTCATCGTCGACGGCCGGCGCGCGATCGTCGTCGCGAAGCTCAACACGCAATATGAAATCGCCTACTTCGGCTTCCTCGATTCCTACTTCTCTCCGGAGCAGTGGCCGTATCCGATCGCGATCGGAGGAGCGCTCGCCTTCGACGACAATCCGCCGACGTGGGAGTCGAGCTCCTTCCGCTGGTCGAACGCGACGCGCGAGCATCGGGCTTTCACTCACTCAGATCTGGAGTCAACGATCTACGCCGACGAGCCCGATCGGATGCAGATGCGCGCGCGCGATTGGTCAGGCGATTGGCGGGGCTTCTTCGGAACGCAAAACGACGCGACACCCTACGCGAGCGAGGACTTCAACTTCGTCTGGCCGGTCTGCTGTGGGCTCTCGCTCCTCGATGTCAATCTCGACGATAGCTACTCGCTCTGGCCGGTGATGCTTATGACCTCGACGCCGAACACGATCGGCGAGCTCCGCGGGGTCAGGGTCGTCACGGGTCAGGCGCTGACCGCGGAGACAATGATCGACGATCCCGACTACGCCTACCGGTGGATCGCCTTTCACAACATCTTCCGGACGGATCGCGACGACTTCCTCGCGATCGCTCTCGACTAGGACGGGGAATCATGGCCGCTGCTTATACGACCGGGATCAGCTCGTCGCCGACGAATCTTCTGACGACGTTCGTCTCCTGGCTGACGGGTCAGGGATGGACGCTCGACTCCTCGACCGGCGACGGCTCAGGATGGCGCGCTCACCTTCACAAGTCGGGTCTCTACGTCAACATGCGCGCCGCGATGAACGAGCGGATCTGGATGCGCGACGACGATCCCGATCCGCTCTACCGGGACTACGGTGACGGCGGCTACGGGATCGGGCTCTACCTCGGGACCGGCTACTCCGGCTCGCTCGAATGGTACGAGCAAGCCGGCGCGCCGATCCACCCGCCGGACGGCTACTCCGTCGGGTGCGGGATCAATCTCCCGTCCGGCTCCGTCGCCGCCTATCACTTTTTCGACGACGGCTCGGACAATATCATCGTAGTCGTCGAGCGCTCTCCGGGGATCTTCGCCTACTTCGGATTCGGCGCCGATCTCTCCGAGGTCGGTCAGCCGGAGGACTTCCCTTACTTCTTCGGCTCCGCTTGCGCGTCCTACAACACGCACGACGGCGCGAATCCTGACTCCGACGGCTACGGGACGGAGCTCTCCGCTCTCCCGCCGATGTCTCACCAGAATCGGCACCGCTCCTACTCGGGAACGCTCACTTATGTGCAACCGACCGCCTACGTTCGGGTCGACGCCGCGACCTATTCCGCGCGCTGGATTCATAACGGAGTCAGCGAGACGGCCAACTTCGGCGGGACCGGGCGCTTCATGCGATGCGCGCTCAATCTGAATCCGGCTACCGACGGGACAATCGACGAGGAGGAGTTCCCCGGCTACATTCACATCCTCGACCGGACACATCAGACCGCCTTCGCCGGCGCGCTCCTTCTCCCGCTCCACAACTACGTCCTCACGGATCCCGGCGCTCGGTGGGCGCCGATCGGTTACGCGCCGTCGATCTACTGGACAGAGGCCGTCGGTCACGGGTACGCTGCCGGCGACGTCCTGGCGGTCGGCGGCGTCAACTACATGCTCTTCCCGCACTTCGCAGTTGTGAAGGGAGCGTAGCATGGCGAGCGGGACGCGCGCTCCTTCGTGGCTCTCTCTCCCCGAGGTTGGGACCGCCGATCTCGACGGAGCGACGATCCCCTATCCTACGACGGCGCTCTCGACCGTCCTCGGCTTGCCGCCTACCGGCGCCCGAGGCGACCTCGCGGATCCTCGTCCCGACGCTTACTCAATGTCAGGGATCCTCGGGCGCCTTTACGGTCTCCTCTACTTCGATCGGATCCACGTGATCCCGCGCGAGCGCGATCTCGGGTCGGTCGTCTCTCTGCAGGAGGTAGAGGTCGAGATCTACAACGCCTTCCTCACGCGCGCGCGGACGCTCGACGACATAGTCGTCACCGGGCCGGCCGGGATCACGGTCGTCGACCCGCTCGGGACGCCGACCCACTATCCGGCGAGCGAGTCGAAGGTCTACGTCGTCCAGGTCTCCGCGGAGGGGAATCCGCTGATCGACAATCTCGTCACGTGGGAGTTCGACGGGATCGACGTCGCCGGGACTAATCTCGCGCTCGTCGGCTTCCGGCTGATCCCGTTCCCGTTCCCGCCGGATATGCTGAGTCCCGTCGAGGAGGACTTCGGCTATCTGACCGACGTGATCGAGGCCGGCTTCGAGGGCATGGAGCAACGAGTCCAGCTTCGCGCCGTCCCTGTCGGCCGGATTGCCTACTCGGTGACGCTCACGAATCGCCGCGAGGCTCAGATGTCGAACGCGATCATGTTCGGCAATCAGGCGCGCGCCTTCGGCGTCGCGCGCTGGCAGTTCCAGACACCGCTCGCGATCGCGGCCGCGGCCGACGATCTCTCGATCTACTGCACAACTACAGATATTCCCTTCGTCGCCGGCGGGCTTGTTATGCTCTGGCGCTCGCCGTTCTCTTGGGAGGTCCAGACGATCGACTCCGTCGAGAGCGACCACGTTGTGATTACGAGCGGTCTACAAAACAGCTGGCCGGCGACGGAGACGGCGGTCGTCCCGATGGTCGTCGGGAGGGCGTCCGACGACGAGGGGATCAGCTGGCAATCGCTCGAAGCGATCTCGCAGTCGGTCAGCTTCGACATCGACGGGTGGACGCCTTGAGCTACCTCGGATTCGACGTCCTAGAGCTCGACTACAATCGGATCGGGCCGATCGACGAGCGCTTGAAACGCAAGATGGAGCTGCTCGACGGGGAGACCGGCAAGCGCTACAGCGACGCGATCTCCGAGAGTCCCGCGGCCGTCCGGCCGTTCACTTGGACGGCGTTCGGGCGCGACGAAATAACGACGATGCGCGCCTTCCTCGAAGCGCGGAAGGGGCGCGCGGTCCCGTTCTGGCTCCCGTCGTATCAGTGGGATCTTACGCTCTCGGAGGATCTCCTGACCGACGCGACGATCGCGTCGATCGTCTGGATCCGCTACACTCAGCAGATGTTCGGGACAACGGGCGCGCGCCGGCACGTGGCGATCTGGACTCACGGGATTCCCGGAGGGATGAGCTACTATCGGATCGACGACGCCGACGATCCCGGAGACGGCGAGACGGAATCGCTGACGATTGATCCGGGCGCGACTCAGGACTTCGACGCCGGCGAGACGGTGATCTCCTTCCTCAAGCTCTGCCGGCTGGACTCGGATCGGGTCTCGATCTCGTATCCGGATACCGATCACGCGGAGGCGACGATCATGGTCCGGGAGCTCCCGCTCGAAGCGCCGACGGAGGGCTCCTGACAAGCGCTGACAGTGCCAAAATCGGGCTTTAGAGCCCGAAAACGGCTGTCAGCGACGTTCGGGAGGGACCGCGACCGATCGGTCGCGGAGCGTCGAGAAGTCCCGCCACAAGGGACTGACGGAGGCCGTTTTCAGCCGGCGAGCCGTCGAAATCGGAGGGCGCGATCTTGGCTTACGACGATCGAGAGAAATCCCGTTACGGCGCGCAACCGATCGAGGGCTTCCGCTTCGTCCAGGGTGACGACGTCTGGCTCTATACCTCGGCCGATCGAGAGATTACGTTCCCGATCGGGACGTTCACGCCGGAGACGATCACGCGCGGCGAGGTCCGACAAACGAAGGAGGACACCGGCGAGACGCTCTCGCTCCGGCTCCCGGTCGCGAATCCCGTCGCGGAGCTCTTTATCGCCGAGAGTCCCTCGACGCCGGTCTGGTTCACTCACTACCGGGCGCACCGCGGGGACGAGACGGAGGCGATCGCGATCTTCTCAGGGAAGATCGTCCGCGCCGCCTTCGAGGAGACGGAGGTCGAGCTCACGGCTACCTCGATCGCGGCCGCGCTCACGCGAGGATTCCCGCCGCTACAGATGCAGACGCCGTGCAATCACGTGCTCTTCTCGGCCGGGTGCGGAGCTAATCCGACGTCCTGCCGGGACGCGGTCACGATCACGACGGTCTCCGGCCGGACGGTGACCTCGAACGACTTCGCGCTCCGCGCTGATGGATGGTTCAGCGCCGGCAAGCTACAGGCGCCGGACGGCGAGACGCGGTTTATCGCGGATCATGTCGGGGACACGATCACGCTCTTGTCCCCGATGCCGGGGCTCGAATCGCTGGACGAGTGTTGGGCTTACTGGGGATGTAGCCACCGCGCGGCGTCCTGCCTCGACAAGTTCAACAATCTAATCAATCATCTCGGCTGGTCGCACATTCCGGGGAAGAACGTCTTTCGCTCTCGGCTAGACACTCCCTGGGACTCGCGACATCTTTGGGGTTAGGAGGTCGGTCCGTGGTCGCGTGGTGGGTGATGATGCTGATCCAGATCGGGCTCTCGCTCGTCTACGATCTCGTCAAGCCGAAGCCTAACTTCGACTCGCCGGATCCCGCCGGGCTCTCCGACTTCCGAGTCCCGACGACCGGCGAGGGCCGGCCGATCCCCGTCGCGTGGGGGACGGTCCTGTGCTCCGGACCGATGCTCGCGTGGTACGGTGATCTCAAGGTGACGCCGATCGAGGAGGAGATCTCTACGGGCTGGTTCACTTCGGAGACGGTCACCAAAGGCTACGACTACTATCTCGGGATGAATCTCGTTCTTTGCTCCGGAGAGATCGACGCCGCGCTCCGTCCGTGGTTCGACGGCGAGCCGCTTCCCTATCGCAACGCGCTCCCGCACTTCTACGAGGAGGGCTACACGCGCTACTCGCGCTCCGAGTACGACGGCTTCGACGTGCAGGCGTTCGAGTACTTCGGCGGCGTCGACGGCGAGGGCGGTCTGTGGGGAGACATCCTCGTCTACCGCGGCTCGACGACTCAGCCGATCGACAACTACCTCGCGCAGAAGATCTCCTCGAATCTGCCGGCGTATCGCGGAATCTGCTACGCTGTTTTCAGGCTGCACGAAACGCAGACGCTCACAGGTTTCTATTGGGGGACGTCTCCCTACATCAAGGACGTCGCGATCGAGCTCCGGCGTTGTCCTAACTCGCTCTCGCTCCCGCTCGACTATCATCGGATCGGCCAGGACGCGAATCCCGCTTGCATGATCTACGATCTCCTCACGACCGCGCCGAGCCTCAACGGGCTCGGGATCCCCGTCGGGAACATCGACGTCGACTCCTTCCGCGCCGCCGGGACGACGCTCGCGGAGGAGGAGCTCGGGCTCTCGATGCTCGTCGACGCGGAGGTCTCGGCGAAAGATCTTCTCCTCGACATCCTGCGACACATTGACGGCGTCGTCTACGTCGAGCCGTCGACGGGGCTCCTGGTGCTCGACCTCGTTCGCTTCGACTACGACGAGGAGGAGCTCCCGGTCCTCGACGAGACAAACTGCACCGTCACGGCTTACGCGCGGTCGGCGTGGACCGATCTCAAGAATCAGGTCCGGGTCCAGTACATCAACCGGCGCGACGGCTACGTCTCTAAGACTGTGATCGCTCAGAATCAAGCCGCGATCGAGGCCGCCGGCGGGGAGATCTCGACGCAAGATCTCAATCTCCGCGGCTTCTCGCACGAAGCGACGGCGTCGCGCGCGGCGTCGAAGGCGCTCGCCGGGCTCTCGTATCCGCTTGCGACCTTGTCGATCAACGCCGACCGCTCGGCGTGGTCCTTCCGACCGGGCTCTCCGTTCAAGCTCGATTGGCCGAAGCTCGGGATCTCGTCGATGGTTTGCCGGGTCCAGCAGATCGGCAAAGGCGAGCTCGTCTCCGGTAGGATCGAGCTCGAAGCGATCGAGGATTACTTCGCGATTGATTGGACAGCCTACACGCCGCCGGATGATTCCGAGTGGGTCGACCCGGCCGGGCCGGTCCCGATGCTCGCGGATCAGGCCGTCGCGCTCGGTCCCTACGAGGCCGT